ATAATTTTTGCAATGATCAAATAATTTGTGCTAAAATACACGAATGTATGATCTTATCTCTTATCTACCAGGTAGAAAAAAAACCACAACTTCAGGGTGGATAAGTTTCAATGCAGTTTGCTGTCAGTATAATGGTCATAGCCCTGACCGCAGAGGTCGTGGCGGTATAAAGTTTACCGAGCAAGATTGGGTTTATCACTGTTTCAATTGTGGATATAAAGCCAACTTTGTTATGGGTCGACCATTGGGTTTTCGTGCCAGAATGTTACTGTCTTGGTTGGGTGTCAATGTAGAAGAAATTGAACGAATAAATTTAGAAAGTCTGCGGCATCGCTCGGTATTTGGGATTATTTCAGAACGAACTGTTACCGCTCAGGCACCGACTTTTGTTACCGGATGTCAATTGCCCGAAGGCGCCTGTTTGGTTACAGACGAACATAAAACACAATGGGATTATTTGAGATCGAGATCAGTACCCGAGGATATACCGATTTTAAGTGTCATAGATGTTGAAGCACATGGTTGGAGACCAAATGTTATTATTCCTTTTACCTGGAATAATTCTATTATCGGGTGGACAGCTAGAATGCTAGATGATCGCCGCCCAAAATACATCACCGATAGTCAACCAGGCTATGTTTTTGGCTGCGATTTTATCAAGAATAATTGTAATTATGTCATAGTAGTAGAAGGAATTTTCGATGCTTTATCCATCGGTGGATTAGCAGTTATGCATAACGACATTAATCAACAGCAGGTACAATATATCAAAAGTCTCAACAAGTCTGTGATCTTTGTGCCCGACCAAGATCGTACCGGTTTAGAACTTTGTGATCGTGCTTTAGAATTGGGATGGGAAGTCAGTATGCCGCCTTGGCCTAACACTGTAAAAGATGTCAACGATGCTGTAAAATTGTATGGCAGATTGGGAGCATTAGCACAAATTATGCATTATAGGCAGCACAGTAAAATAAAAGTTCAATTGAATAAAAAGCAAATAACTAAAAGACTACAAACCACAACATGTTAAAAGACTACAGTATAGAAATACAAAAATTGTTTTTAGAAATGATTTTGCAAGATGCAGAATCATATGTAAGAATTCAAAATATCTATAATGCCGAAAACTTTGATCGTAGTCTACGACCAGCTGCTGAATTCATACATAAACACAGTCAACAATATCGAACATTACCAAGTTATGAGCAAATTGCTGCAGCAACTAATATAAAATTACTGACCATTGATGGATTAAATTCCGGACATTATGAGTGGTTCTTAGAAGAATTTGAAAATTTTACTCGTAGACAAGAGTTAGAAAGAGCTATTTTAAAAAGTGCTGATCTATTAGAAAAAGGCGAGTATGATCCTGTAGAAAAACTCATTAAAGATGCAGTACAAATCAGTCTGACCAAAGACATGGGCACAGACTATTTCGAAGATCCTCGTGCTCGGCTTATGAAAATCAAATCCAATAATGGTCAAGTCACCACCGGTTGGCCAACTTTGGATCGTAAGTTATTCGGCGGTATGAATCGCGGCGAATTACAGATATTCGCCGGTGGCAGTGGTAGCGGTAAAAGTCTATTCATGCAAAATATTGCAGTAAATTGGATATCAGCAGGATTAAATGGGGTATATTTAACATTAGAGCTCAGTGAAGAACTCTGTGCAATGCGTATAGATTCCATGGTAGCCAATGTCAGTACCAAAGAAGTTTTTAGAGAATTGGACAATGTTGAAATGAAAGTCAGGATGGCTGGTAAAAAATATGGTCGTTTAAGAATTAAATATATGCCAGCTCAAAGTAATGTCAATCAAATTCGTGCATACTTAAAAGAATTAGAAATACAGACCAATCAAAAAATAGATTTTATTATGGTAGATTATCTGGATCTGATTATGCCAGTTAGTGCTAAAGTTAGTCCCAATGATTTGTTTGTCAAAGACAAGTATGTCAGTGAGGAACTTCGGAATTTGGCTAGAGAACTTAATATCTTAATGGTTACAGCATCGCAGTTAAATCGTAGTGCGGTAGAAGAAATTGAATTTGACCACAGTCATATTTCTGGTGGTATCAGTAAAATTAACACAGCAGACAATGTTTTTGGTATTTTTACCAGTAGACAAATGCGCGAGCGTGGCAGATATCAAATACAGTTAATGAAAACTCGCAGTAGCAGTGGAGTAGGGCAGAAAATTGATCTGGAATTTGACATAGAAACTCTACGAATCAATGACATCGGAGATGCAGAAAACGAGCCACAGAGACCCAGTGCCACTATCTATGAAAGTTTAAAAACACAGAGCCGGGTTACTAATTCTGGCGCAGAAGTTGAAAAAATTACCGCCGATGTACAAAGTACAAAACTTAAAGATCTATTAAATCGAATCAAACCTGCTGCTTGATCGATATCCGTTTTTTTCTTTTTCAATAAATAATAAAAAGGATATTTAAGAAAAACATGCAAAGACGCACAAAAAGTCTACTCGATGAATTAGATAATTTGTACAGCGATCAAAGTGATGCCAAACTAGTCATTGAAAGTCGTGCCAACAATGTGCTAGCTAGTGCAATTAATCTAATGGAACAGATAGATCAGTGTTTCCCTCCGGACCAAGCTGAGAATCTCTGCAGAAAATTTCTAAATGCCATAAGAACTAGAGACATTGATAGGTTCAGTAGAACTGTTAGGAAAACTGATGCAAGTTCATGAAATAACCCAACAGCCCATAAATGAGGGCATTAGAGATATAGCTGCTGCTATAAAAAATCCTATTGCTGCAGCTCAGGCAACAAAGGGTGCACCAGGGACAAGTCTATCATCTAGAATAGCCGCTGTAATATCCGATAAAAAAATTAAGGATCTAGCAGATAGAACATATAATGCTTGGAAAAACTATATCTATAGAGTAGAGCAAAGTTTAGATCCTCAAGATCTTACTGCTTTTAGAAATCGCAGTGATGGTAGATATCGTAAAGAACTTGAAGCATGGGTCAATGCTAATCTATCTAGGGGTCTTTATCTTCCTAATGCTACAAATGCTGGTCAAATTAATACCGTAATGAATCAACTCAGCGGAACTTTGCAACAACCCCCTGCACAACAGCAAACACAACAGCAAACACAACAGCAAACACAACAGCAAAATCCGGCTGTAAATGCTATTAGAAGTAATCAACCCATTTCAATAGGTGGGCAAACTATACAGCCAGGAACACCGCAATATCAACAAATTGCACAAAGACTGTCAGGAGTAATACCCGAAAATATCAACGAAGCTATTAGTCAAAGCCAAGAAAAAACACTATGGCTGCAACTGATTACTTTGATAACATTAGCTCAACTGGATGTACAAAGGCAACAACAACAAGCGTCAGCCGCCCAAGCTCAACCTGTGACCAGTCAGCAATATGCACAATTAATACAGCAATTATTGACTAATCAGGGCGTTAGCCAAGGAACGACCAGTGCACTAAAAACTATTTTATCTAGTATAAACCAACAAGGACAAAATATTCGTAGTACAGGAAATCCAGCCACAGACGGGCTACTGAGATTATTAGGATTTTCAATAGTATGAAGTTAATAGAAGGTGGTAATGTCTTTAAAGACAAACAAGGCCAGTCCTTGACAAGAAGAATTTTGCAAAAAGAAATTGCCTCGACTATAAACTGGCTCGAAGCCCTGACAGGTCTAAATTTTACCAAGGATTTGGCTGATGATAAACTACCTTCAAGATGGTTGGGCAGTACAGGGCGTAAAGCAGATTCGGGGGATTTAGACTTGGCAGTGGATTCAAAACAGATAAGCAAGACTGAACTAAAAGCAAAATTAGATAATTGGATAAAATCACAGGGGCAAGATCCCAAGACTTGGGTTAGACTGTCGGGAGAGGCTGTACATTTACTTACACCTATTCAAGGAAATGCAGAGAATGGTTTTGTGCAAACTGATTTTATGTTTTTAGATAATTTGCCGTGGGGTATATTTTGGTTGTCCAGTGGTCGAGACAGCAACTACAAGGGACTTTATAGAAACATCTTAATGAGCAGCATAGCTAAATCTCTAGACTTGAAGTCCAGCAGCAAAGGTATTGTCGATAGATCAACCAATGAAATTTTAACCATGGATCCTGATACGGCTGCTAAGATTCTATTAAATCCCGATGCCACAGTGGAAGATCTGAGAACTGTAGAAAAAATCTATGCAGCTTTAACTAAAGATCCCAAAAGAGACAAAAAACTTGCTGACTTTAGAGAATACCTGGCCAGAGATGGGTTGTCTGAACCAGGAATAATGCAGGAAAATGAAGTACATTTTCTTGCCAGACTGCGTGATAGAATTGTCAATAAAGGTATGACACCTTTGGTTGAAGAATCACAGGAACCCGTAGCAGTAGGCGGGCGTGCTAAGGGCATAGAACATTTAGAAGACTATGTATTTAGAAAAGGCACAGCCGGTATACAACAAGCTTTGGATATTGTGCGACATACGGCAGATCAACCCAAGGAAACAATCACAGTAAAATGGGATGGCAAGCCAGCAGTTATATTTGGTCGTAAACCCGACACCGGTGAATTTGTGTTGACAGATGGATCGGGCTTTGATGCCAGGGGGTATGATGGGTTAGCTACAAGTCCTGCCATGATGGCACAAATACAAAATGCTCGTGGTGCAGGCAGACAAAATCTTATTGCAATTTACACTAAATTATTTCCTGTATTAAAAGCCGCATTGCCAGAAAATTTCAGAGGATATGTCAAAGGTGATTTATTGTACTGGGATACACCACCGGAAGTCAATGGTGCTTATGAATTTCAACCCAACGAAGTTAAATATAGAATTCCTGTCACAAGCCCATTAGGGCAGCGTATAGGAAATAGCGACATTGGTCTAGCAGTTCATTCATTTTACAGTGATCAAGGACAGGCTAGACAGCCGTTGACAACAGTTGATTTTCGACCAGTGTCGGGTCTGTTATTAGAAAAACCTGTCAGTCTTGACACACTAGAACCAGACCAAACTATAATTAAACAATTACAAAAGATTATAACAAGAGATGGGTCTGTTATCAATACTTTATTAAACCCAGTGGAGTTACGAGCTAATAAGATCACTGACTTGGCAAGATTAGCAGTGGATTTTGTCAACACCAAAGTTGGCCAGGAATTGGATAGAAATACTTTAGCTACAGAATTTCTGCAGTGGTTGTCTGCCAATGTCACTCCTAATAAATTTGCAAACATAGTAAATTATTTAAAAAGCACAAAGACAAATGTCAATGCATTGGCTGCGGCATTTGAAGCATTTAGTTTGTTACATGATCTCAAAGTCGATATACAACAACAAGGCGATCGCGCTCATCCTGGTCAAGAAGGTTGGGTAATGGCCACACCTGCTGGCTATGCCAAAGCAGTAGGAAGATTTAGTCCCCAGGCATTTGCTGCTTTGAATCGTGCAAGAAATAATCCAACCAAATGAAATTCATTCAAGAACTTGTAGAAAGTCGAATGATTCGACAGCTCCGAGATGTCGAGCAATTTAATCTCAATGATCTTATGGAAAGATTATTTGAACACTTATTAGCTTTAGAAGTGTTGACCTTGGTAGATCCTCGATTAGCAAAAAATTATACCAGCAGCATAGTTAACAATTTGCAGTTTAATGGATTTAGAACTACACAAAAAGATCTTTATAATCTATTAAATTTTGTTATTAACAACCGTGAATACCGTGACAAAATAGATCCCAATATAGATATTGTATTGCCAATATATCATATCAAACGAAATATTAGAAATATCAGTGATGGTCGCTTGGATTTCAATGACTACAATAACATGATGATGATTATACAACGACAATATCATAGAATAGGACCGAGGCAAGCCAATCTTCGTAGAGAAATCAGCGAATGGCCAAAGCAAACACGAGATCAACGTGCAGAAATTATCAAGCAATTATTGATGTTAATGCGCGAACGACAGCTCAATAGCGATCTCTATCACTTACTGGGTAACTTATCAAAAAGTCAACTCTAAACCGAGATTTTCTCCCAAATTGGTAAATACATTTAGAGTGTTACAACTCAACAATTTAGGAGATCGCAAATGGCAATCGTAACAATCGTTAATGGTGATTCACAACCAGTATTTAATTTAGACACACAGAATGGCCCAGTTGATCCAACTGCAGCCTATCCCACTGGTGTCCCCACTCAGCCACAAGGCCCAAAACTAGACTTTTTCCGTTTAGTTGCTGCCAATACAATGGCCACACAGTCTGGTGTAAATGAGTTTGTTGGTAATGTAATTCGTGGTATTCAACAGATCGGTACAGTGGCAATTTACCAAGTTGATACAACAGCACTAAGTATTGCTCTATATCCCACTGGATTTAGTACAGCAGAAGTTCTTGCTGCAGCAAACGTTGCTGCTGTGTTGGGCACAAATCAAATCGATAGTGTCACCAATGTCGGTATGAAGTTAACAACCTAATCTAATAGAATAATACAACCGAGATTGGATTTAAGCCCTGGTTTTTTCCAGGGCTTTTTTTTGTTCTTAAATAACAGGATATGCGTATAAAAATCACCACCAAATTTGATTGTACAGTAACCGGGGTAACTGGACAATATAGACCAGGAAAGATACCTTTTGAGGACAAGTCGGGTACAATTGTCAACAATGAATTATCTTGGATTAAATCTCGTAATCAACAACGAAATTATGAATCTATTTTGCAGTTAGTAAGTCTTTTTACACAGCCATTGAATATCACTGTACCGGTCAAAAAAACCAACCATTGGTCATGGACTTTTGATAGTGAATACGAATCAATTTTTGATTTAGACCAGGATCGTTTAGGACTTTTAAAAAAACATGCATCGGGTATACCAATGATAACAGGGTTAGATGAACAAGATCTAACTCAATCAGTCCTTGAACCTGGACAAAACATAGACTTTGAATTAGTCAAAATTGAATAAATAAATGTAAATTTGGATTTATAACATTTATGGCCGATACAACCGATATTGAGAAAAAAAGTCTAGAAGCACATGTGGAACTGTGTGCTGAACGATATAGATTTCTTGAACACAAATTAGCCGAAGTAGAAGAAAAAATTACTAGTTTAGAACTATTAATAAAAGAAGTGCATGGGGCTGTCATTGACCTCAGTCATAAAAGAAATGATCAAATAATCCAATGGGGCGGAGCATTAATTGCTATTTTAGTTGCCTCAATCGGCTATTTAGTTGGTACATATGTAATCAAATGATAGACACATTTATAAATTTTTTTCAACAAGAAAAAAACAAAATCGACTATAATATAATTGTTAAAAAAGGCAGCAATTATCATGTATTCGGGCAATATATGATTTGTCAAGAATTAAATAATTCAATCACAGTTTATAAGAGAAAAGATTTTGTCTCAGAGTTCAGTGCTACCAATGCTGCATTAGCCTGGTGTATAGCAGATAAATTCAATCAAATTGAACTCAGTAAAAACATAAAACATTTCGACGAAAACCATAGAAGACTCATTGACGACATTGGAATTAATAAAAAATTAGTTGAGCGTTCTAAAAAACACAGAGAAAATTTATTATTAACCAAACTGTCAATTAAGATAGATAGGCTAAAATACAATCATATTCAGTTGAAAAAAATGATTGATCAGGCTAAATACTTACAGTACAAAGGATTCTATCATGAAGATCACTGATTTATCAGACAACAAAAAAACAACTCAGGTCAAAACTGTGTTTGAAAGTCATTTTCAACAAAGATTAGCCTTAGATAATCTCACTGAAGATCAAGCACAGGATTTTCTCAATCGTGTAACTGGTCTATTGGAGCAGTATCAATCTAGACCGAATTTTTATCACAGCGAACAAAACCCTGCCTATCTTAAACTGCTCATGCTACAGCAAGGACTAGATCAGCATATTGCAGAACTGGCCGAAAATGATAAACCAGTGATCAATGAAGGAGAAGTACAGCAAGCTCAATCAATTTTAGCTGCTCAAGACATGGTAGATCAAGTGCAAGGCATGATAGAAGATGTAAGTTCACTGAAATTCAAAGATTTACCTGCGTTAGTGGAAACAATGAAAAACACTCCTGAACTAGGCATGGACAAAAGTCAACAATTCAACCGTGATGCCACAGCAGCACTAGATAGTCTAATTAAAAATCTCGAAGTCAGTAAACAGCAATTAGAAACTGCAGTGGGTGTTATAACTGGTGATGTTGCTGCTGTTAGTCCGGTGCCCATGCCCGGTGTCGACGGAGAAATGACGCCACCCATGGATCAAGAAGTCACCGACATCAATATAGATCAAGAAATTGAACCTGTACCGGAACCTGAAGGTGGTCCAAGTTTGGGTAGAGAGCGTAGATGAGAATATTTGAAGTTGCTGCAGCCGCCGCGGTTATACCTAAATTAGTAGGTCTAAGTGAATGGTATGTAGGACAGAGTCAAGATGCTGCTGCACCTAAGGTGGCCAGCTTGAAAACTTTCATTGAATTAGCCCAGGATATGTCTGGCAGCACAATAACGCCCGACCAGCTATCAGAATTATCAAAACAGATTCCATTGAGTAACTATATCGAATCGGTTGACACAAAAGAACAAAAAGTGTATTTTAAAGGCAGTGATGCCCCAACTAATACAATGTCTGTGCCTAAGGCAGAGAAAATTGTATCTACAGCAGCTAAAAGAGCTGCATCTAAAAGATCTTAGGGATAAAAATGCCTAGTCCACGACGAGTTAGTCAGATACTCAAAGGTAAAAAACCTCCAAAGCCAAAAAGCATAAATGCTATGGCTAAAAGATCCTCTAGAAAAAAAACAAAATAGGAGAACTAGTATGACAATATTAAATTTTGTAAAGCAGTGGGTCATTGACCGAGCCAAAGAAAGAACTAGTTGGGATGGCGGTGTTCTTATCGCAGCTGGAGTTGGTTTTATAGTTTTAGGCCCATTGGCCAAAGTGGCTGCTTATATAGCTATAGCTTATGGCGCATGGACAATATGGAAAAAGGAAGGTCATCATATCGTCGAGGCCATTACAGAGAAAACAGAATAATTAAATACTGAAACTATTCCCGCAGCCACAAGTAGATGTTGCTGCGGGATTTTTTATGACAAAATTAGAACCTTCGAGATTTTCTATATAATCTATTGTACAGTCTTGAAGATAATTCCAGCTCATAGCATCAACTAATAATTTAAATTGGCCGAGATCGACTACAAAATCATCATTATCGATTTTTTCGTCGAAAGTAAATCCATATTGAAATCCACTGCAACCCCCTCCTTGGACAAAAGTTCTTAGATGGGTAGGTTGAGATTCTTCACTTAATAACTCTGATATTTTACCTTTGGCATTTTCTGTTATTGTGATCATATTATTATTTACAATAAATAATTGCAAAGGAGAATTTAAGTGGATAACAAATATAGTCAATTTCGATCAATAGTAGACGCAATGGAAGCAGATTTTGTCAAATTCTATGACAAGAAAGTCAATGCCGCTGGTACCCGTGTGAGAAAACACCTTCAGGAATTAGCCAAATTGTCCAAAGATGTTAGAAAAGAAGTAACCGAAGTGAAAAATTCAAGAAAGGTAGTGATGTAATATATCGTATGGTTCAAAAATATTAGGAGAATAGAATGGCATATAGCGATAAAGTTATGGACCACTACGAAAATCCAAGAAATGTAGGTAGTTTTGATAAAGATGATTCCAATGTAGGAACAGGATTAGTCGGGGCCCCATCTTGCGGGGATGTAATGAAATTACAAATTAAGGTAGACGATAATGGCTTTATCCAAGATGCGAGATTCAAGACATATGGCTGCGGCTCGGCGATTGCAAGTTCATCACTCGTTACGGAGTGGGTCAAGGGTAAGACGCTGGAACAGGCGGGAACTATTAAGAATAGTGAAATCGCCGAACATCTTGCACTCCCCCCAGTTAAAATACATTGCTCAATTCTTGCTGAAGACGCGATCCGGGCTGCGATAGAAGATTATAAAAA